CCTTGTGCCACGCTAATGCTCCACCTCTCCGAGAACAGCACTGTCGTGGTGATCGGCCCGCCGGGCAGCGGGAAGACGCATGTTGCCACGGTCTTAGCCGAGGCGAGCGGCCTGCCGCTGTACAGTACTGATGTCTACCTGGGCAACGGGCATGTAGCCGCACTATACGTGATGATGCAGGCGCTGGGTGACGATGGCTGGATCGTCGAAGGGATGATCGGATATCGGTTCCTGAGGAAACTGCGGCAGTTGGGCCTGCCGCCGCCCGACATTGTCATCCAACTGGATGCCGATGACGAGCAGATACGGGCTGCATACGCCAAACGGTCTAAGCCTTGCAACATCAAGATCATCCGATCCTTCTGCAAGGCGCACGAAAAGGTGTTGTCAGACTATTACTTGCTCGATGGCGAACAGCCCAAAGTCTGGGTACACGCGCAGAGCAATCACCTTGGGCACTTGATCGGTGGCGGCCCGGCTGGTGCGGGGCACAACGAAGCGTCAACGTAGTGCCGCTCGACCAGGGTAGGAACGCTGTGTTGTAGATAACGCCACGCTTGGCCGGGGTTGTTGCGCTCCACATATGTAGCACATGTGCGGCGTAGGTATTTGGTACTGCCATCGTAGCCATGCTTGTCGAGAAACGCACGTACACACAGGATTGCGCGCCGGCGCGTCAAGAACCAACAGAACACACTGCCATCGGGCGATGCGTCAATCAGTTCGATCGCTTGCTCTTGGCTGTAGTCTGACAAGGGGCGCACAAGAGCCTTCCCTGTTTTGTTGGCCACCGTACTAATCATGCCGTTGCAGACGTTGCGTGATGTCAGTGCCAGCAAGTCCCCAAGCCGAAGCCCAGTGTCATACCCGATCGAGAGCCAGCCCGGCATCCACTCGCAGATCATCCGGCTATGCCGGCCGCCCGTTTGCGTCTGGTCTTGCTCTGCCAGATCGAGCATTCGCCGCAGATCAGGCAGCGCCCAGGCTTGGACGGGCTGTCGCTTGGCTTTGATCTTCATGACTCGCAGCGGCGGCTCGTCTGTAATTCCTTCCTCGAATGCCCACCGCCACAAGGTAAGTATCTCTCGCCGCACATTTTGGCGGGTTGTCGCTCCTGTTGACAGGCTGGCGAGAAATCTGTTCACTATTGCCGGCTTGAGGTCAGTCACGTGGCTGACTCCAGATCGATCCGCTTGCCGCACCGTGCGGAGAAGGGACTCTCGATATCGCTGGCTGATGTCCCGGCTGGCGAGATACAGGCTAAGGAGGTCGGCCAACCGCATGTCAGATTGCATCGCCATCAGAGGGGGCTCCCTTATATTCCCCCTCCTTGGGCGGATGGCAAATCCCTCTGCGGGGAAGCCCCCACAAATGAAGGAGTAGTGTTATGCAGGTTTTGATGGCCGACAACCACCGGCTTCATAAGCCGGGTGTCGCCGGTTCAAGTCCGGCCGCCGCTAGTATTTGCCACACCCCAGCCGAAATCTACCACGGCTGGGAGGAGACTTCGTGCAGCCAACTGAAGTGCTTGCGCGAATCCCCGCTGGCATTCTACTGGCGGTTTGAGCGAGGGGAAGCGCCCCCTAGACAGAGCGATGCCCTCGACTACGGGACGCTCCTTCACACCTGGGCCGAGGTGGGCGAGGAGGACTTCTGGCCCCGCGTCGAGGTCTGCCCGGACACTCTGGCGACTTCGACTGGGGCGTTTTCTGCCAAGGCCAAGGATTGGAAGGCCAACCTCGATCCCGACAAGATCGCGGTCTGCCCGGCCGACTACAAAAGGTTGCGCGACCAGACACGGGCGCTGCTTGCGAACCCTGATGTCCAGCGGCTGCTGCCGCAGATCACCGATGCGGAGTTCAATATCCGCTGGAAGTGGGCCGGGCATGAATGCCGCTGCCGGGTAGACGCCGCCACGGCTGACGGGTTCATCGACTGGAAGACCACTCGCGATGCCAACCCGGCGGCCGAGTGGTGGCGCTCCGCTCTGAAGTTTGGCTACCACTTGCAGTCGGCCATGTACACGGCGGCTGGGCTTGCGGCGGGATGGCCGGCTCACCGCATGACGTTTGTCGTGACCTCGACCGTCTGGCCC